GAGTTAAAGATACGTAAGGACTTACTAAGTAAGTTTTATCTTTTTACTACCGTTAAAGGAGTCACTCTAGAAGTTGTTTCTTATGACTTAGACGACGAGCAGTTGCAGACCCTTATGGATACTCTAGACGAGATGGGTACTAATCCTTTTAGATACTCTCATGCTTATGTTTCTATGGAGAGTCTTATCTCCGACCTCCCTCTTCGGCCTGAGGTACTTGGAGTCATTGATGTGCCTTCTAACCTTTTGCGCTACGGCCACTGGGGAATGGACTTTAATTATCTATGAACAATGAAGCCAAACTGCTCGGGAAGTTGGTCACAGAAGAGAAGGCGCTTGGTTATGCGTTAGAGCGCGGTATCTCAGAAGACTGGTTCTTAGACCCCACAGATAAACACATCTTTAAGTTCTTGCACCAGCACTTCTCTTTTTATCAAGACACGCCTAGCCTTGAGGTAATTAAGGCTAATTTTCCTAACTACGTTCCTGAGTCTTCTACTGACTCTTTAGAGTACTTTATTGACAAGGTAGTAGAGGCCCGTAGAAAGTCTGTACTTATCAATACCCTTATTGACGCTAGTAAAGACGTTGAGAAGAATCAAGACCATGAGGCCGCAATCCTTACCCTACAAAAAGGACTTTCTGCTTTAGAGCAGGCAGGACTTAATAACACAACAGACATTGAGATTAGAAAAGCATCATCACAAGCGCTTACTGAGTACCAAGATAGAAAATCTAACCCCGGCCTTTTAGGCTTATCTACAGGTTTTCCCACAATGGATGCCTCTACGTCAGGGCTTCAACCCGGTCAGTTGGTTGTTATTGTGGCGCCACCTAAGACAGGTAAATCAACTCTTGCTTTGCAAATTGCTAGTACCGTGCACTACAACGGGTTTACCCCACTCTTTATCTCTTTTGAGATGAGCAACGCAGAGCAAAAGACTCGTTACTACGCAATGAAGGCAAAGGTTTCACATCAACGCCTGATAACAGGAACTCTTACGGCAGAAGAAGAGGCTCGTTACGTAACAATCATTTCTGGGATTCAAAACATGACCTCAGATTTTTGGCTAACAGGTTCAGCCGAGGGCTTAACAGTCAGCGCGGTAGCGGCTAAAATTCAAAGCAAGAACCCTGACATTGTGTTTATTGATGGAACCTACTTGATGTTTGACGAGGTGACGGGGGAGTCCAACACCCCTCAGGCTATTACTCAGATTACCCGTAGCCTTAAGCGCCTAGCCATGAAGATAAATAAGCCCATCGTGATTTCTACGCAGGCCCTTGCGTGGAAGATGAAAAAAGGGCAGGTAAACGCCGACTCTATTGGATACTCCTCTTCTTTTCACCAAGATGCAGACGTTATCTTCGGATTACAGCGGGAAGATGAGGCGGTAGAGCACACTCGCCTGCTTCGGGTAATCGCGGCTCGTAACTCTGGATTATCTGAGGTATCCTTAATGTGGGACTGGAACACAGGGGTTTTCAGAGAGATGGACAACGATGACTTATGATTCGCCGGAAGGGCCTAGAGAGGGTAATTCGGGTTTTAGCACTTCGCAGTTCTAATGCCGCCACCCCCATTAAAAACAAGAAGAAATACTCTCGCACGGTAAAGCACAAGGGGAAGAATAAGCATGAGTGAGATGGAGTCAACCCTAGACAGTTTAGGGATAAAGATTGTCGGAGTACGTGGTTCTGAGATTCAGGCTAATTGCCCCGCTCATTTAGAGCGCACTGGTCACGAAGATAGCAACCCTTCGTGGTACATAAACGCAGATTCAGGCGCCCACTTATGTTTTTCATGCGGCTTTAAAGGGAACCTCTACTCTCTTATTGCTTACGTTAAAGGTGTTCCAATAGACCAAGCCACAGACTGGGCAAACACTTCATTAGACTTAGTTACGAGAATGACAAAGTTATTGGGCCCAGAGAGCCTTCCTGAGCAGGCTGACCTACTTACCATTACAGAGTCAATGCTGAGTGCCTACACAGCAGTCCCTGATGAGTTTCTTTTATCTCGTGGCCTTTCACGGGAGGCGGCTCGGACCTATGGCATTAAATACGACTTTTCTAAAAACTGTTGGATTATCCCCGTAAGAGATGCCTACGGGCAGTTGTTAGGTTGGCAGGAGAAAGGGGTTACTGGCCGTTACTTCAATAACTGCCCAAAGGGCATAAAGAAGGGAAAGGCCCTTTTTGGATTTAACCAGTACAAGCATGGAGACATGATTGTCGTTGAGTCACCCTTAGATGTGGTTCGCATGGCTTCGGTGGGCATTGCCGGTGGGGTAGCCACTTTTGGGTGCGGGATTACAGTTGACCAGTTAAACACTATTCGGGGCGCTGATAGGGTCATTTTTGCTCTAGACAACGACGAGGCAGGCAGGGCCGCTTCCCGAGACATTCTTGCTAGGTGCCGTGAGGTGAAGGCCGAAGCGTGGTTTTTTGACTATTCAGGCACAGACGCAAAAGACGTGGGAGCCATGTCTAGGTCAGAAATTATGGTAGGTTTAGAGAACGCGCACCACATGATTAAGGGAGAAATTTTATTTAAATGAGAGCGACAAAAATCTACATAGCAGGCCCTATGACTGGCTTGCCAGATTACAACTACCCCGCGTTTAACGAGGCCGAGTCCTACATTAAGAGCCTTGGGTACGAAACAGAGAACCCCGCTTCTGCTCCAGATGTAGCAAATGGTTTTCCTTACCAAGGTGCTCCTTACGAGTGGTACCTCCGTCGCGCACTTCGCCAAGTACTTGATTGCGACATGCTTGTCTATCTACCCGGTTCTGACAACTCTAAAGGCGCTCAGTTAGAGATGACTATTGCTAGAGCACTAGCGATGCCGATTATTAGCCTTGAAGAGTTTACAAAGCACCACGACCTCTTTATCAACAAATTTGCAGAGGGAGAACCTAGTAATGGCTAAATTAGTAGGCCTTTCAGGCTATGCCCAAGCGGGCAAAGATACAGTTGCTAACTACCTAGTAAAAGAACATAACTTTACAAGGCTAGCCTTTGCTGATGGTATTCGTAACTTTCTCTATGAGATAAACCCCATCGCAGAGCAGGACGAGTTTTTTAACAACATTCGTGTACAGTCTCTTGTAGACGAGCACACGTGGGACGTTGCCAAGATTACGACTCCTGAGATTCGTACCTTGCTTCAAAAGTTAGGTGTTGGCGCTCGTAAAGTGTTTGGTGACACCTTTTGGGTAGACCAAGTGTTCAACGTGGTAAAAGCCAACCCTGAGAACAACTACGTCATTACTGATGTTCGTTTTCAAAATGAGGCAACTGCTCTTAAAGAGGTTGGTGGAAGTCTTTGGCGCATTGAGCGCGCAGGCGTTGGTGCCGCAAATGACCACATCTCTGAGCATGATTTAGATAATTGGACCTTTGACACGTACCTACATAATAACTCTACGATTGAAGACCTAGAGTTTGCAGCAAAGGTTACACTTCAAAGCCTTAACTAAAGGTTAAAGCAAGGGGAGCGCTATGGACAACGCAAAAAACCGTATTGCTGATGGGGCTAACTCTAACTGGATTGGAGTTCCTAAGTCGTATGTTTTTACTGTGCATGAGAGTAAAGTTTCACGTAGCGCTCCTATTGCAGACCACGTTTACTTTTCAATACCTTGCCCTAAAAACCATTACAACAACGTAACGGTCTCTAGTAACTATTTTGGGTATTTGCGTGCAACTAACGCTACAGAATCTGTTTTGTGCGGGAAGTGCGACATAGGTTTTAACGTAGAGGTCGTTCCATGACCCGTATCCCTAATAGCATTGCAGAGCGCACAGATAAAATTTATACCTCTGATTTTAAATCAAAATTTATTTGTAATGTTAAAGTCTACGCAGTGTTACCGCTGTCTCCAGCAAATTTATTAAACCCATTCCTTGAAATTGTTATTGGATGTTCTCGTGGCCACCATGTGATTTTAGGAAGTACAAGAAATAATCTTTTGGACCAACTAAAAGATAAGCCTTACATAGAAGGAGGCCATACGTGCCGAATTTGCACCGAGCGTTACACTCTTAGGCTTTATCCTCCAGCATGAGTTTTACAGGAACGCTTTTACCCTACCAGCCTGAGGCTGTAGACCGCATGTGCGAACGAGGCAACATGTTAGTTGCTTATGACCTTGGACTAGGTAAAACAGTTCTTACTATTGCCGCATTAGAACGACTTATAGATGAAGGTAAAGTAACTGAACCCGGGTTAATTATCTGTTTATCTTCTCTTAAATACCAATGGCAGGGGCAGATAGATAAATTTACTAGTAGCACTGGTAGAGCACTTGTTATAGATGGCACCCCTGCTAAACGCACAGAACAGTACGAGTCAGCAATGAACTGGGAAGAGTCTGGTGTTGAGTATGTCATTCTTAATTATGAGCAGGTCGTTAATGACTGGAAATTTGTAGAGAAATTACCGCGTGGTTTTGTGGTACTAGATGAAGCCACTGCAATTAAATCTTTTCGCTCTAAACGCGCCAAGCACGTTAAGAAGTTAATTACTACTCCTTACCGTTTTGCTCTTACAGGTACTCCTATAGAAAATGGCAAGCCCGAAGAGTTGTACAGCATTATGCAGTTTGTAGATGCCTCTGTGCTAGGCCGCTTTGACATCTTTGACTCGGCCTTTATTGTGCGTAATAAGTGGGGAGGAGTAGACCGCTACCGCAACCTGCAAACCTTGCACACTAAGATGAAAGAGGCTTCAGTACGTAAGGCGCAGAAAGACCCAGACGTTGCTCCATACTTGCCAGAGTCTATTCATAAAGACCCTATCTACATTCATTTTGACCGTAAATCCAGCAAACTTTACAAGCGAATAGCCGACGACCTACTCCATGACCTCGATGAGGCGCAGGAACTTTTTGGTACCTCTTTTAACATCTTTGCTCATTACGGCGTTGAGTCCTCTTCTGACAGTATGGAAAATGAAATGCGCGGGAAGATTATGTCCAAGATAGGCGCCCTTAAAATGCTCTGTTCTCACCCACAACTATTAAAGACAAGCGCGGAGAAGTACCTCATAGGCGCAGGAGAAGGCTCTGCTTACATACATACCCTAGAGGCCACAGACGCCTTTGATGGTCTCGTAAACTCCCCAAAGTTAGACTTTCTTGTTCAGTATGTAAAAGAGTTCCTAGAGCAGGACGAGGCTAACAAAGTCGTTATTTTTGCCACCTATGTAGACATGCTAGAGATTATTCAGGCCGCCCTTGGCCCTGAGCAGTGTCGTCTCTACTCAGGGAAGTTAAACGCCAAAACAAAGGAGGAGAACAAGATTGCTTTCAATACTAATCCTGCTGTTAAGGTCCTTATTAGTTCTGACGCGGGTGGTTATGGTGTTGACCTCCCTGCCGCGAATCTGCTGGTCAACTATGACCTCCCTTGGTCGTCAGGCGCGGCGGTTCAACGTAATGGCCGGATTAAGAGGGCCTCTAGTACGTGGGAGACCATAGTTATCCAAGACATACTGATGGATAACTCTATAGAAGCCCGCCAATGGGCTCTTTTACAGCAGAAATCGGCCCTAGCAGATGCAATCATTGATGGGGAAGGTATTACCGCTGAGGGAGGCATTGTGCTTACCGCAGGAAGTTTACGTAGGTTTTTAGGCTCGGCCACGGTATAGTAGGTGTAACGCTTACCATAAACCTCCAGTAAAGGTGGACAAATTGCCTAACGCTCCAAAGACCCCAACTAGAACTATCCGTATCTCAGATGAAGTATGGCTTGCCGTTCAGAAAAAGGCCGCCAAAGAAGGTATTACAGTTACCAAGGTTATCCTTGACGCGCTTCTCGTCTACATTGACAAGCCTGTAACTACAAAGTAAAGTCTCCCTAAACAAGGGGGGTTTATGGAGTTCAATAACTTCAAGAACAACGTTCGACAATTCCTATTCCTTAAGACAGAGATAGGTGCTCTTTCCTCTAGGCAGTCCGAGATTAAGTCTCGGCTTCTAGATGAAATAGAGGGCGTGGATTCAGACGACAAGGGCCATAAGGTTCTTGAGTTTGACGACAGGCTTGTCGGGCATGTAAAAGTTACAAAACAACGTAGAGTTAGTAAGACCCTTGACATGGAAATCGCAGAGCGAATCCTTACAGAGCGTGGTATCAAAGACACTTGTGTAAAAACAATTACTGTTCTAGATGATGCGGCGATTATGGCCGCCTTCTACTCAGGGTATTTAACAGAGGAAGACATTGATGCAATGTTCCCTGCTAAGGAATCCTTTGCACTTATCGTAGAAAATAAACCCAAGGGAGAATAATGTTCATTGCAGGTGGTAATTCCAGCAATCTATTGGTCAACGCTAAGTAATTTATGCCTGACGAGATTGACACCTTATTTGCCGGGGTAGACGAGTTCTACCCCGGCAGTAAACGCAAGCGTAGAGCAGTTGCTATTAAAGAACCTGTAACAAGAGCAGATACCAACTGGGATGTTAACCCGACCAAACGCACACTACCTAACGGTAAAGACCTTGAACTTTTTGCTATTGGCGCACTTGCACGCGCCCTTGGACGACCAATCATTACTATTCGCTCATGGATGAAAGAAGGCCACTTTCCTCCAGCCCCCTATAGACTTCCTGCTAAGAAAGATAAGCATGGAAAAACCCATCTAGGCAAGCGCCTTTACTCACGCGCCATGATTGAAGAGACCATAAATCTCTTTAGTAAATACGGTGTTTTAGAGGCGACTCGTATAGAATGGTCTACACACCGGAATCTCAGCCTTGAGATAACCGAGGCGTGGAATAAAATCCGCGCAACTGAAACCCAATAACCTAAGGAAACACGATGCCTACAACTGCCAAGAACGAGTTAGACCCATTTAGTGACGAGGCTCTAGAAGCCCGTCCTGTAGCCAATCCCAACGCTGTACAGTCTGGTTGGGAAGCCGCTAGCACTATTACCACCCAAGCGGCACCTTTAACAAAGAAAACTTACGTTGACGACTTTAAGTTCAAGGACGGCGAGTACCAAATCGTTAAGTTCCTTGACCAAAACGGACCCTTTGCGGTCTACAAGCAACACTTCTTGCAACAGAAGACTGAGGGTAAGCGCTCTTACATTTCTCTTGGAGCCAACGACCCACTCACAACTCGTCTGGGCAGCAAGCCAGAAGAGAAGCGTGCTTTTTCTATTGTGAACTTCTCTTTGCCTGAGGGACCACAGCGTCAAAAGTTGATTGCTACTCCTCGCCTTTGGAAGTCTCTTCATGCGGCTCACTTCTCCCCACAGGGTCCTCTTATAAAGAACTACTGGGCGCTTACTCGTACAGGTATTAAGCAGACAACTGCTTACAACATTGTCCCTGTCAAGGGCCGCGATTTGGTAGACGACTGGAACATTCCTTTTTCTGAGCAAGAGGCTGACGCGCTAGTTGCTACCTTTGCACCATTTACTAAGGACGACGTTAAAATTCCTACATGGGAAGAACTTGAGGAAGTTGCCCGTTCCCTAGGTAACTAAGACTCAACAACTGTTAGAGGCTGGGCACCCCCTTCCCCAGCCTCTAACTTATTTGAAGGGACATCTGTGAACATAATTACCACTAGGTCTCAGTTAGACGAGATGGTGGAGTACTACTTAAAGCAGGAGAGTTTCGCCTTTGATGTAGAGACCGTAGGCACTCACCGCGGAGTTCCAGCGGTTAATGAGGTCATGTGGATTTCTTTTGCTACTCGTGGCCGTGGCGATGTTATTCCTATGGGCCACCCAAATGGGGAGTTTATAGAGGCGATTAAACCTTTAACTGGGCAAGGACAAAAGCGTGTAGATGCTGGCCTTAAGGCTAGAGAGGCTGATTACTCTCGTGATGCTACAAAATACCTAAAGAGGTATACCCCCGCCCCTACTCAACTATTTCCTGCTGAGGTCTTTGAGGCGCTTAGGCCCCTTATGTTTAATGAGAACATTATTACCATCGGTCACAACCTTGTCTTTGACCTTTCCTCTGTTGCTAAGTACTACGGTGGGCAGGTGCCTTCTGCTCCTTACTTTGACACCATGGCCGCTTCATTCCTTTACGACAGCCGTAATTTTGGCAAGTTAGGTCTAGATGACTGCGCCCTTAGGGAATTTGGCTACAAAATGGTGAAGGGCATTGGAGCGCAGGTTGAGAATTACGCCTTTGATGAGGTGGCTAAGTATTCGTACATAGATGCTAAGTACACGTTTTTACTCTGGCAAGTACTGGTTCCTAAGTTGGCTGAGTCTAAAGTAGAGCGGGTTATGGCTTTGGAGATGGACCTGCTACGGGTCTTATGCCAGATGAAACTTGCTGGCGCCCACATTGACGAGAACCAGTTGAACCTTCTTAAGGAGCGGTTAGAGGCTGAGGTAGAGGTCATTCGTTCTGACATTTATCGGATTGCTGGCGAGGTCTTTAACATTAACTCCAACGCCGAGAAGCAAAGGATTCTTTATACCCCCGTCTCTGCTGGTGGCCGTGGCCTGAGAACCACCTTTATTACTGGCCGCGGTAAGAAGGTAACAGCCGATGAAAGAGACCACACAGACTATTCTGTATCTGCGGAGGCGCTAGAAGAGAACTCCGAAGACGAGTTAGTAAAGGCTCTTCTTGCTTACGCTGAAATCAATAAGTTGTTAAGCACTTATGTAATTCCTTATGTAGGTGGGGAGGTTATTAAGGTCACCTCTGGCAAGACAAAGACCGAGATTAAGGCGCCTAAGTTAATCAATGGAAAGGTCTACGGAGACTTTAAGCCCCTTGGTACCCTTACAGGGCGCTTCTCCTCTGCCAACCCTAACCTTCAGAACTTGCCGGCCCCAAATGACAAACTGCCACCTGACCGAGATTTTGGCACTTTGATTAGAAACATGTTCTGGGCGCCCGAGGGCTACAAGTTGGTGGTAGCCGACTACTCTCAGATTGAGCCTCGCATCATTGCCGCTATGTCCAAGGACCCCATTATGTTGGGCTATTACAAAGGTGGCGGTGGAGACATTTATACAGAGGTTGGCAACACTATGGGTATTGATAGAAAGGCAGGAAAGACCCTTGTACTTTCTATTGCTTATGGGGTTGGTCCTGAGAAGATTGCCGCAGACGTAGGGTGCACAAAGAAAGAGGCAGAGAAGTTACTTTCTGACTTCTCCGCGCACTTCCCCTCGGTAGACATGTACAAGGCGCGGGTGATTGGTGCGGCAAGAAATGTCGGCTATGTATCTACAGTTTTACAGAGACGGCGTTACCTACCTGATTTAAAATCTAACTTTAGGGAGTTTAGGTCAAAGGCAGAACGCCAAGCATTTAATACTCGTATTCAAGGTTCAGCCGCAGACCTTATTAAACTTGCTATGATTAAGGCTTACGACTCCCTTCCGAAAGGGGCCCAAATTATTCTTACCGTGCATGATGAAATCGTTACCTTAACCCCTGACGCGGTAGTAGAAGAGACACGTGAGGCCATTCGTTCTGCGATGGAAGGCATTGACATAGTAGATGTGCCATTAACCGTTGACTTGTCTGTAGTCCAAAAGTGGGGTGAGGCTAAGTGATTAACCCCTTTAAGCGTAGGAAGGAAGAAGAGCACGAGATTGTTGCTCACGAAATTCCTTTTAGCACAATGGCGCGGTGGTTTATCTATGACGCTCACCTTGCAGAGGAAGTGCCTGACCTTGCCGTTAAAATTGGTCTTACACCTATTAGTGAAGAGGGTGAAGAGAAGGAGATACAGGACAGCGCTAGACGGTTAGAAGCAGTTGCTAACTTGTATCCTCTTATTGAATCTATCGCTGAGGTAGCCGCTCGTTCATTGACTGTTCTTAACCTTGAACTTGTAGCAGACCAAATAGCAGGTCTAGACGAAGAAGAGCAAGAAGAGCAACAAATTAAATTTCATTCAACATTTAAGGCTGTTGCGGCCGCTTCTATTTTGGGCGCTCTTACTATTGGTTTAGATTTAGGAATGATAGAGAGCAGCACAATGTCTTCACGGTTAGAGCAAATAGTAAAGGAAGAAGATTATGAGTAGTGCCGATTGGTTTGCTAATAAGTTAGGGGCACCACGACCTCAACAGACGCCTCCTCAATACGTAGCACCCCAGCCCGCTACCTATGTTCCTTCGCAATACAACTACCCACCCTCTCAACAGGTAACGCAACAAGCACCACGGTGCCCCGGTTGTGGAAGTGGAAATTATGGTAGTGTGCAAAATGCAACACCTCGTTGCTATGACTGTGGGTGGCCACTACAGCAGTCAGGTAGTGGGCTAGGTAAAGGAATTATTACTCCCGGAGCCTCCTCTGCTGGACCCGCATCACCAGCACGGCAAGTACCTACAGGAACATTTAATGGCTCGGTCCCTATGATTGGACCAGACGGAGGATTTAGACAGTGACCAACCTCAGCGGTGACCTCGCTAAAGTTTTTCTTAAGATTAATAAAAAGTACGGAACAGACACAATAGTTTTGGGTAGCGACATTACCCAGACTGGGGGCCGAATAACCTCTGGCTCCTTGACTTTAGATGTAGCCCTCGGCGGAGGTTGGCCAACTAACCAATGGCACGAATTAATTGGCGAATCTACGAACGGCAAGACGGCTATTGCCCTTAAGACTATTGCCGCTAATCAAAAGCGTGACCCAGAGTTCACAACTGTATGGGTAGCCGCTGAAGAATGGGTACCTAGTTATGCCGAGATGTGCGGGGTAGACTCTGCTAGAGTCTACGTTGTATCTACAAACATTATGGAGGAGGCCTATGAGGCGGTCATTGAGATTGTGGAAAGTAAGGCTATTGACTGCATTGTTATTGACTCGCTACCGGCTCTTGTTCCTAGCGCTGAAGATGACAAAGAGATGGAGGAAGCAACCGTTGGACGCGGAGCGCTCCTTACTAACAAGTTTTTTCGTAAAGTGGGAAAAGCATCGAAGCGCTCACTCGTCACCCCTGAACGACCCTTTATCGGATTAATCATTAATCAATGGCGTTCCAAGGTAGGAGTTATGTACGGAGACCCCCGCACTACGCCGGGCGGCCTAGGTAAGGATTACGCTTTCTTTACACGCCTTGAGGTTCGTCGTTCTAAGTGGCACGAGATTGGCTCAGGAGATAACAAAGAGAAGATTGGCCAAGAGATTAAGGTCAGAGTCTTTAAGAACAAGTCTTCCGCGCCCGGGTCAGTTGCCACGATTGATTTTTATTTCAAATCAGAAGATGGGCAAGTAGCAGGTGGTTTTGACTTTGCTAAAGAGACTGTATCTATAGGTAAACTTCTTGGTGTATTAGAGAGAAAAGGGGCGTGGTATTACTACGCTGGTAGACAGTGGAATGGTGAAGATGCTATTCTCGCCTCTGTACGGGAAGAGATTGACTTGAAAGAAGCACTCGAAAAGGATGTACTAGACGCCATTAAGGCTGGCTCTAAGTTTGTCAATGAAGAGTAACGGTCTTAAAAAGTCACAGAAGCACGAGGCACGGTTAGCAAAGGTTTTTAATGGCGAGGTACAAGTCGCCAGCGGAGCCCTTTGGAGCCGTAAAGGCGATGTCCGTACCGACGATTTGCTCATAGAGCATAAGTACACGGGCAAAGCCTCCTTTACCGTCAAAGCCGCGGTTCTGGAGAAGATAGTCAAGGAAGCAATACTTGACAGTCGTATGCCTGTGCTGGGGGTAAGTCTCAATAATGAGAACTATGTTTTGTTGACCGAAGACGATTTTCTGGAGTTGCGCCAAAACCATTTGGAGCATCAACAGTGTATGAAGAAGACCTTGGTCCCGAGCCATGGAGATACAAAGGAAAGTGCCGCGGAGTAGAGACCAATCTATTCTTTCCCCCAAGAGATAAAACCCAATACAAAGTTATAGCCGATAAGGCCAAGGCTCTGTGCTTGGGGAATGATGGCTTTCCAGAGTGTCCTGTACGTAAAGAGTGCCTCCTTTACGCAGACAAGATGGAAGATACTCACGGTATCTGGGGCGGCATGAGTCACCGAGAAAGAAACGCGCTTAAACGTAAAGCAGAACGCGCCGGTAAAACTCTCAGAGAATGGATAATGCTATCCAAATAGTGATAAGGTTTCGGCAATGGACGCCGCTTCCCAATTAAAAAAGTTCGTAGACGTGGGTAAGAAAAACACGCGCCTTCTAGGTTCAGTTGAACGCTACATCATGGCTAAACCAGCCGACCTGTCCCGTAGAACAGATGTCCTCCACCCCTCTGAAATGGTCCAGTCAGATTGGTGTTACCGCGCTTCTTACTTCCAATTACTAGGCGCCCCTCCAATAGAAAGTCGGGCAATGACTTTAGGCAGAGCCACAGTATTTGCCGAAGGCCACATCATTCACTCTAAATGGCAAGGCTGGCTTAAAGGCATGGGGGTTTTATGGGGCAGTTGGTACTGCTATGAGTG